CAGTCTTTGTTATTCCCTTTTTACGAATAGTAATTGTCTCCCCTATCCACTTTTTATCTATCAGATTAATAAATATAAAGACTTGTTTTTTTAATATATTTAACATAAATAAAGTGTCTTAATAGCCCCCTTTAAACTAACTAAAAGATATATTATAGAAGTCCGCTAATAATAGTACTGTCTACTTGTGGGGCTGGTAGTTTCTCTTTACCTCCCATCTCAATACTAAACCCATTCATGTCCTCTAAATTGATTCCTGACTGATAAGCAGTAGTACCTGTCATTTGAAGTCCACCGTCTGCACCTAGCATATAGTACTCGCCAGCAAAGTTTTGAACTATGGCAATACCTGTTAATTTTGCTAATGCTAAGACCTCTGCTATCTCAGTAGTAGTTCGCTTATGCATCTTTAGTCTTAACAACTGCTCAAAGGCAATAGTACGGTTTTCAGTAGACCCTACGAAAGTCTCACCCCAGTCAGAATCTTGATGCTGTACTTCGTACTGCTTAAACACAACTGAACTAGCCAACGTAATAGAAGTTACTAATCCAGCAGCATTTTTAGCATATGCAGAAACATCGTCAAACTCTACCAAGTAAACAGTCTTTACACCACCGCTAGATTTATTACAGTCTAAAGTATATCCGCTTAATGTTACACAACTCATATTAATTATTTTAAATAAGCAGAGGGAACTAACCCCCTGCTATTACTTCTTATCTTACTCTGCGTAGTAAACTACAAACTCAGGGAACGCAAACTGAACACCTATCTTAAACTCGATTTTCAACTTGTGAATGTCGTCATCTTCGCTAAACCATAGCTTCCAGCTCTCATCGTCATTTTCTAGGTCAGTCCCGAGATACATATTCTCTCTGTAAGAGATAACGATTCTGTTCTGACCGTTCAAACCGTTTACAACTACGATAGGAATGTTAGTGTATAGAATCATACCGTCAATACCATCTTTAGGCTCTACCCATCTGTTGTTAAGGTCGAACACTTCTTTTTGGTATTGATCGAACCAATCTCTACCCATGAAACACACTAAATCGTTTCTCTCTCTGATTGCTACTGGTACGTCTTTAGCTAATTGATAAAGTACAGTAATCTCGTTACCTGTAAATGCAGTACCACTAGATGAACGTACAGTAGTAGATGTGTCGTCAATCAACTTGTTAAAGCCATCACATAAAGCTAAGTTACCTAACCCTGTGCTAGTATTTCCCTGCCAAATTAACTTCTCAACTTCAAAGGCCATGTTAGCCATTAAGTCGTCTAGGAAAATCTGCGGTAAGTCTGTTTCATCATATGTAGAACCAGGAGTTAATAACTTCTGAGTGAATTTAGCCTCCAAAGACTTCATACAGTAGTTCTTGTTTACTTTGATTTTACATACTGAGATAGTACGTTGTGTGATAGTATCATCACCTGCTGCGTTAAAACCACAAGATCCACCCGCTTGGAAAGTAACTGTACTGTCTACTAGGTTGATTGTCTCTGCTGATTTGATACCAGTTTGGATAGTAACATACTCCATTGTTCTCGCACCTGCTACCGCCTTTGCGATTAATTCCGCTGGCTCTTCTGTATAGTTGCCTAAAGCGGAAACGTCAAAATTAAAATCTAACTTTTTCATTATTTTTTGTATTTTCTAAATGCTGCTTTGATTCCGTTCAAAGTGGCAACTTTGCCTACGCTAGTTTTTGGTGCTTGTGTTGGTTTGTCTGCGCTAAAATCCATAAGCACCTCGATAGCTTCTAGCACGTTGTTATTAAATTCTTTTGATTCGTTTTTGTAAGCATTGAACTCAGATGCTAACTTTTCGTTTGCTTCTGTTAGTTCTTTAATCTTACTTTCATACTCTTCCTTTGCTTCTGCAAATTTGCGCTCTACTTCTGTGCGCTCTATTACAGTTTTAGGAGATGGTACTGCTGCTGGTGTTGGCGTTTCTGCATCCATAACCTCTTCTGTCTCTACTTCACCCTCTGGCATGATAACCTCTGTGATAAGTCCACCAACTGTTACGATAACTGTACCGTCAGCAAGTTCGTGACTAGCATCTTCTACTGGTACTATCTCACCATCTGCTGCAACTGTTACGGCTGCCCCAACTTCTACCGCTGGTTCAATCATAATAGGTGTACCATCTGAAAGAGTAGCATCAATAAATTTGCTTGTAGTTTCTTCTGTGGCTGGTGCTTCAACGTCAGACATAGCAGAGTTAAATGCTTCTTTAAACTCCCCACGCTTATCGGCAGGAACGTCTAAAAACAATTCTTTAAGTCTGTCTTTAAAACCCATATTATTAATAATTTTTAGTTACTAATAAATATAAGTTTGGAATGTTGTAACAATTTTGTATATTTGTGTCTGTTAAAAGAAGTGACAAAACTTTTAATAATACATTACGGAAGAGGGATAGCGAAGTATAGTAACTACCCTCTTTTTTTATGCCTTAAACTCTGATTTAATGATACTTTTAATTTCCTTTAGTATCTTATCTTCTTTAGTCTCTTCTACTAAGACTTGGTCGAATAAGCCCTCTACACTAAAGCCGTTTATCTCTACACCGTTAATAGTACCATGTTCTTTGTACTCATTCCATAACTCTACATTGTTAATGTGCATACCAAAATATAACGTACCCTCTGGGTTGTCAAATCCTTTAGGATCTGTTATACCCATCTTAGAATCGGTAATAAAAGTAAACACTATATAAACATCATTTAACGTCTGCTCTTTGTTGTGCATTAAATTAATGTTTCTACCAAATCCGTTACGGTGCATCTTATTGTTAATCTTTCTGATAGTATCTTTAGTAAAGTATACGTAGAAATCACCTCTCTCTGGACTGTTACGATATATTTTTAAGTCTGGTATCATAGCTGCACCGAGTATTATTTGTTTGTCATCATCCGATGCTTTAAACTCTATTCTATGTTGTTTATTGAATGCCATAAAGTTTTTCATTATCGCCGCTTGGTCAACTAATGCCGTATAATCAACTCCACTTTCGTCATGGTCGTTAATTACTATCTCGTATACTTCAACTTTTTCCATACTAATAAATATATTTTAATCTTTTTGTAACTACTCTACTACTGTTGCTTGTGACTGTATTTGGCTAATCCCTTGTTGGGTACTTGTTATATCGCTTTCTACTACTACCACTTTATTAACTTCTCTTTGTGGCTCATTGTTGCCTATTAGTGTACTACCATTCTGTACTGCGTTAATAGGCACTCCTGCACCTGCTATACCACCACCAGCAGACGATGATAAGTTAGATACGTTAGGGCTTGGCCTTTTTAATAGGGCTGCTGCTTGTGCCATGTTTGCTAGTATAGTCGCTATACCGCTTGCAAACTGCGCTGCACCTGCACCACCTACTGTAACAGCGTTCAATGGATTTGCCTGTGATGCTGCTACTAATGCACTAATTGCCTTAGCTGTGTCTATTGCTATCTGTGCTAATGCAAATGCTTTCTGTATCTTTTCAGCTTTTTGACTATCCCTTATTGCTATTTTAGATAAACTAGCTAAACCTGCTACTGTGCTTTCTGCTACACTTAGCTTAGCTTGTCTTTCCGCTTCTGCATTTTCAATAGATTTTAATAATGCATCTGTGTTTGCTGCATCCTCTTCATCTCTATACTTTTTGTTTATTGCTGCTAGTTCTTCTTTCTGAGCTTTCTCAAGTTCCGCAGTATCTAACCCGTATTGTTTAGCAATCTCAATAAGCCTAAAATACTTATCTTGTACCTGTGTTATTTCCCTTTCTTCATTACTAAGACTTTTTTGATATTTCTCTTCATCTAGTTGTTCTAGTTCATTCTCAAATGCTTGCTTTTGCTCTAGTTCTCTTTTTTGTCTTTCTCTTTCTCTTGCTAGTCTATCTTCTTCCTCTTTCTTTTCTTTCTCTTCTTTTTCCTTTTTATCTTCTTCGGCTTTTTTGTCTGCAGCTTCTTTTGCTTTCCTTGCCTCTTCTGCTGCTCTTTTAGCTGCGTCATTACGCCTCTTGTCTTCCTTTATTTGGTTTAAGGTGATTGTTTCTTGTGCTGTCTTTTCTTGCTCTGTTATCTCTTCTAATTCCTCAGACTTTGATTCTATTCTTACTTTAGCCAGTTGGTAGTCAACGTCGAACTGACGCACATGGCTCTTCACATATTCTCTTTCTTTC